GACGATAACACAATGAATTATTTAAGCAAACATCCTTACCCGGATGCATTATTCGAAAAACTATTAAAATAGGAGGAACTCATGGAAAATGTAGTGTATCAAATTTTATCTCTGGTTTTAACAATAATAGGGTTGGTAGTAACCTATTACGTTATACCAATTTTAAGGAGAAAAGTTTCATATGAAAAATTGTTTATCATAGAAATGTGGGTCAACATAGCAGTTGCTGCTGCGGAACAGATGAAAGTTGCAGGACTATTGCCAGACGGGCAAGAAAAGAAAGATTTTGTATTACAGTTTATAAAAGATAAAGGCATTACTATAACAGAACAAGAACTTGATGCCTTGATTGAGGCCGCTGTATATGAGATTAATAAAGCAAGTGAGCAGTTATTTAAGGCATCAGATTATATAGAAGAAAGTTCAGAATAATTAAGCAAAAAGTGTAGTAATAAAAAGCCTGGACACTTTTCCAGGCTTTCCCCATCAACCTACTTGAATTTTTTCAATCCCACTCGTTCAAAGTACCTCAGATGCTGGTATGCATCCTTTGTGTGCTCTGTAACTGCGTTATACCTCTTAAACTCAAACCACTCTTCGCTAAGCTCTCCAGCGAACTTCTTGACACTAGGAGCTTGCTCGATGTATGGGATTTTATGTAGGTCACACTTATATCTGATAACTCCAATTACCTCACAGGGGTAGAACGAGTTCCACGACATCGACTTAGCCATTCCAGGATACAAGTTAAACCTCTCAAACACGACTATATCAGGTTCAAAGAGTTCTATAGTGTTTGCCACATCTCTGTGGTCCTTACAGCAAGTACCACCGCTCAATGAACCATCTCTGTGTCTGTAAACCCATCCAGTGCTTTCACCAGGGTCAAATACTAATACACTTTTCATATCGTCAAACATCACTACTCAACGCCCTCCTTATATCTTCTATTTTTGAAGCATTTATCCTGCCGACGTATTGGTCAAAAGACTTAGCACACTCCAGATAGTACACAGCAACTGGATAAGGTTGACCCATCCTGTTTAATCGGTCCTCTGCTTGATTCATCAACTCAGGTGACCAATCCCTGTCCAGGAATACCGCTGTTCTACTTACTTTCTGTAATCCATCAACACCCTGCCCCAACGCACCTATCGTTCCTATCAAAGCTCTACAATTAGGGTCCTCGATGAAAGCGTTTAAACTGGCGTTTTTCTGTTCGATATCTTGTTTTCCAGTATAGACTTCGGCTCGAAATTTTAAATCGTTTAAAAACGATTTTAACGCCTTTGCCGACTTCTCAAACCGCGTAAATACAACGATTTTTTCTTCAGGATTATCTTCGAGCAAATCTCGAATCCATTCAAATTTAGCTCCATGGACTTTGGCCTCAAACAGTCCTGGCCATGATGTCACCTGTTGAAGTCGTAAGGTCTGTACAGCTCCGTTAGCTATAGTTAATCCTTCGGGAAGACTATCCAGTACAAGCTCTTTAACATTCTTGTACAGAGCTTTCTGTTTAGGTCCCATCGGTACGCGTACGGTGCTCTGAGTTTTGCCAGAGGCTACCTGCACGTAGTTTCGGATGGACATACTCGAAAGCATGTAATTCAGAATGGCTACCTTGGCTGGGTCATCAGTTAGTCCTACAATCTTTCTCCCCCAGAAACCTTCTTCTATTTCACAGAAATAGTTGACGAAGTTCCAATAACTGTTTCCCGAATACTGCTGGTCCAAGAAGTGTAACAGACTCCACAGGTCATCAGGTTTGTTCAATATAGGTGTTCCTGTTAAGGCCCACCTGTAAGTTGATGGAATGCTCTTTACAGCCATCGTGCGTTTACTTTTACGGTTCTTGATTCGGTGAGCCTCATCGCATATAATAACGTCCCACTTGAATCCCTTCAGCTTCGTCACCGTCTGCTGGTTTAGCAGCTTCTCGTAGTTTATCAGTGCTATACAATTTCTTGAGTAGGTTGATGGAAGGACGTTTACTCTGTCGCGCATTTGTGGCCACCAATAAGCAATCTGGTCCTGCCACTGCAGTAGAATACTTTTAGGTACTACTATCAACGCATTCTGGACACCTAACTCTCTCATAGCTATTATGGCTTCTACAGTCTTCCCTAATCCCATTGGATTAGCATTAAGTATGCTTGTGCCACTTATCATCTTAGCTACATCGTGTCTTTGGTACTCCTTGAGTCCCTCTGCGTGCTGTAGTCCAGGATAGATTGTAGGGGGCTTATACAGCCCCAACACAATCCTATTAACGACATTGTTCTCAACCTGCAGCCATCTGTCACCCTTCTTCTGTCTTACACCCAATAACATATTAACATCTACATCGTCTTCAGGAAGTATTCTAAAATACTTGCCTGTATCTACTATCTTCAAATTACATTACCTCCAATTCGTCGAGCTCGCCCCACCTGTACCCAATTTCCACGTCAGCTCTAAAAGGAACTGTTAAGTTTGGTAAGTACTGTTTAGGTGTGTCTGCCATGATTCTCGTTGCTGCTGTTGACACCTCGTTGATTATCTGTTCATCATCTACAACTTCTAAAATAATGGAGTCATGAACACTTGCTATTATTCTTGCATCGTACTTGTTTACTTTCAAGTATTTATTTATTTCTATCAACGAGAACATTGTGCAGTCACTTGCTATTGATTGTACTGGAGTGTTTATATACTCGTTCTTAATGTGGTAAAGTTCTTCATCCGTTATAACGAAGTGTCTCTCTCTACCAAAAAGTGTTACACAAGGTTCTCCTCTTTGTGGCATGCTCCTTCTGTTATTTATCCACTCTTCCACCTTAGGCATTGGCTTAAACCATTTTGCGATTATCTCTTTAGCTTCGTTCATGCTCTTATTGAACTTCTGTGCGATGGACTTAGGACCTCTACCATACGCTATACCGAAATTTATCGTCTTTGCCATATTACGTTGCTCTTTGTCGAAGTCGGGTCCAAACATATCGGTCGCGACTGCGTCGTGCAGGTCGTTTCCATCAACGTAAACCTGAATCATCCAAGGGTCATTACTCAGGTAAGCTAGTACTCTTAACTCTGCCTGAGAGTAGTCCAACTGCACCAACTTGTATCCATCGCGAGCTACGAACAGACTCTTTATGAACTTGTTACGAGGAATATTCTGCATATTTGGGTCTGTTGATGATAGACGTCCTGTCTCTGTTCCGTGTAAATTAAATGTTCCTCTTATCCTATGGTCCTCACAAAGCTGGTCTCTAAATCCTTGAACATATGTGTCCATGTACTTGTTATTCTGCCTAACCTCACCAATAACACTTAAAAAATCCACCGCTATTGGGTCTGTAATTTCCCCCTCATCAACCAGCTCGAGTAACGACTCTATCATCTCAGCATCTGTGCTTGGTACAGGGTATCCTAATACTTGGTGCATCATCCACTTCAGCTTCTTTGGTGACTTGATGTTGAACGTATCATCAGCTTTGCACTTAGCTCCTGTGTCCTTGCTGTACTTAACTGGGTCCCACACAAGTGCAGATACCTTATCCAGCTTCTCAGTTGCTTCACTTATTCGTTGCTCTAGTTCCCACTCAATGTCCTCCAAGTATTCTAAATCTATTTGCATGCCTGCCAACTCTACGTCTAAGAACGCTTCGGATGCCTCTATCAACTTACCATAGATGAATTCTGAACCTGGTCTGGCTAACTTATCAAACACATCATTCAATCTATACGTTGCTATACAGTCCCTTTGCATGTATGGGATTAGAATATCTGTAGGTATTAAATCGTATTGAAATTCTTTTAGTTTTATCTTGTGCTTCTTGCAGTACTCCTTTTTCAATTTATCTAACTGGTCATCCCACTGTGGTGCCTGTAAGTATAGTGGTCCAAGGTCTTTCAACTTGTGTGTACCCTTCTTCTCGTTAATCTGTACATAATGCTTTAATTGCGTATCTTCGTCTACTCGTGCCTTCAGTCCCGATAGGTACATCAGCTTGCCGCAGTCAAACTTTCCGTTGTGCCAAATGTATGTAATGTTTGGGTCATCCAACAGTCTCTGTAATGCGCTCCACACTTCGTAGCACACACTTGGTGGTAAATCCGGACCATCATATCTCCAACCTTTGATAGGTAGATTATAGAAAGCATAGCACGTGTTTTCATCTGTTGCAAAACCTATGGATAGTATCCTATTATCTTTCCACTTTAAGTTACGAGTCTCTATATCGCACGCTACCTTCTTACCTTGTAGCCTTCTCTTTAACTTTTTCATCCAATCGACTACAAGGTCTATATCTGTATACTCGTACAGTTCTAGGTTATCCCAATCGTAAGCAGTGCTTCCTAAATCTGCTACGCTGAAGGCTTTAACTGCCTCAATGAATTTATCAAGAAAACTCATATTGTTTCTGATAATATTTACGGGAGGTACCATTAATGTCGACGATGATTTAAACACCCTGAACCATGTAATACTGTCTCTGTTTTCTTTAACGAACCTGTCGCTCGGAAAATCCGAGCAGACAGCGTTAACTAAATTTTGTATATTACTCATGGGCGAACTCCTTGAACTTCTGTATGTTGTACCTTACCTCGTGCCACTGTTGGTCAGTTACTTTCATATCCATGATATTACACACCATAGTAGGGTCCTTTTGAAATAGTCCTTCAGGAGTGTATCGAATACCTTGGAGTCCATGTATTACTGGATTACTCGTGTCAACTGAGTCTATCCAAGACCACTTAGGTCCCTGATAATTTAGCATCTCTTGAGGTACTCCGCATCCCAGTAAATGGTGTGGCTTTGATGTATTAATAATGTCAAGTAGTAATAAAAGCTGCAATAACAAATATCTACCTTCGGACATCCTTACACAGTGAGGAAGAGTGTATTCTGTCTTACTGGTTATGTTCCAAAAATGGCTTCCATCCAAGTTGAATGCTATTTTGTCACAGTAAGGTTCAATAGCCGTGTAGCAGTTTGCTGTATCCTTCAACTCGAGTCCCTGTGCAACTCCTATCCTCTTACCTGGTAGACTTGGGTATTTCTCGATGAACTCAAAGAACATATCTACTGTCTTCGGACCATTCTTCCAGCTATCGGGAACGATGTAGTAAGTTGGTGATAGTTTTCTAATCCACTCTGCGTACTTGTCCATGTCGAATGCTTCGCCTAACTCAAATATAGAATTGTCAAGTATAACTTCTCTACCTTTCTCTAATGCGTGCTCGAATAATCTGTAGTATTCTGGACTAGATTCAAACAAGTGTACTAATGCATAATCTCCATCTGTCATCCTTTGAACTCTATAAAATAAGTCTATTGGTGCTTCGTGAAAAGTCTTCATTTAATATCCCCCTTCGAATAATCTGTACAATCTAAACCTTTACGAACCTCTATGTCCTGCCATTTTGGATTCTTTACTTCCATTTCCATCACACAGAACACGTTCCACGCAACTGCTGCTAAGTGGTCTTCGGAGTTATCTCCTTCGAGATAGTTGACCAAGTGCCTCATGGCGCTGTTGATGCACTCCGATGTAGGTAAACCTTTCTTGTAGTTATCAGATGCTCCGTACTTTCTGTATCCATACTCGTACCTTTGGGCCAGTCTTCTCAACCCTACAGTTGATATGAATTGATACTTTCCTTTGCCAGGAACATCCTCTCGAATGCCCCCATCCTCGTAGTGCTTAATAGCGCCATCTTTAGCCACAGCATCAGCAGTGTGCTTGTCCGTAACGTGCTGCTCAGAAGTCGTTGGTCCATAACGTTCCTCCAGTTTGGCAACATTGTAGTCCCAAATCTCATCGAGTGTTATGTGATTCATCACTGCCACTCCCGTAAGATACCATAGGACATCTCCGAGCTCTTCTACCCATTTCTCTTTTGTTGTACGCTCTGCGTCCTTCTGACCAAATTGTCGTAGCTCTCTCTTCAACAGTCCTGCAACCTCTCCTGCTTCTTCTGCTAAGCCAGCTACCATAATGTTCTTTAATACACTAAACTCTTTGTCTCCTAAATCCCTTACCATTGCGTTGGTAACGTGTTCCTGTATCTCTTCCAAGTGTGTACTTGTTTCTTTCATATAACGTCCCCCTACTTTCTATGCTCTCTCTATTTTATTCTTCACTTTTGCTGTAATCGGTAAGATTATAGCCTCTACAAGTGTCTTAACTAACGCTAACTTTAGTGCGTTGTCCCAGTCGATGGATACGCCTAAGACTGCTAAGAATACCCACGTGTCAAAAAACTCACCAACTATGGTTGATATCATTGCTCGTGTTTTAAATCCAAACGTTTTATTTGGTAATCCCTTCAACACGATTGCGTTCGTTACTGAACCTATCATAAACGCTACAAACGATGCTAAAACAACTCTCGGTACAAATCCGAACATAATTCCGAATGCTTCTGCACCTATTTCATTTCCTGGTACAATAGGAAATAACTGAGCTGCTGCTGCTAATCCAAATATTCCTAACTGAACTGCATACGAGATAAGCACTAACTGAACTACACGTTTTATCGACAGCAACTCTCCAACTATATCTGACATAGCATAGCATATTGGGAATGTTAGATTTGCTGCCACAGCCACAATCCCAAAGAACTCGATACTTTTGATTGCAAACATGTTGTTGACGAAAGCTGCGAACACCACAATGAACTGAACAATCATTAGGTATTTAAGCTGACCCTTTGTTGGATTGTGTATCTTAGCTCTGTTGAAAAAATTCTGTTTAGACTTTACCATTCTACTACTCCTCCTCCTGTGCTCTACGTTCTCGTAGAAACGAGTGCATTTCCTTAGATGCCCTAAAGGCATTACTACCACTTGAAATAACTGCTCCTGCAGTTAGAAGCTCTAAAAACATCTCGTACATGAAGTACCTGTCCACTCCCAGTATCTCTCTTGCCATCTTTAGGCTAATGGTTCCAGCTCCTATGAAAGTCTCCAATTTAGGATATCTTTCGAACCACTTTAACACTACGTCCTTATTCACATCTACACCTCCTATATTTCTATCTGTTTAGCGACATCCATCAACAACTTGTCTGGTACATACACCGCATTTGCTACTCCTCTAACTAACCCTCTTGTGATTAGCTGTGACAGAATCTTTGAACTGTCTCCTCTGTCTATTCCCAGTACTTCCTGGAATTGGAAACCTCTGAAACCACTCGATGATAATAGTGATTTTAAAGCTGGATGCAGTGTAATCAATCCTCTTATAAAGTCTATATTGTCTGCCTTACTCTTCTGAGCTCGTTGGAACTCTCTGACGTAATCACTGTATCCAAACGATGGTTTCTCTAATGTCATTCGTAAAAACTCATCTGCGTATCTTAGGTTCTTTGTTGTAAGCATCAGCTGACCTTCGTTTATCTGACCACTGAGTACTGCGAAAGCACATGCCAATCTCAGTATCTTCTCATGTACAGCAACTCCTACTACTAAAGGTCCTCCTCCAAAGTCCCTATTCAATGCATTAGCAACATCTCTTACTTCGCTCTTAAAGTTCTTTGGAAATACTATCTTATCGCTAGGAATGGCCCATGCCACACCAAACAAACTTGACCACGCTGCTGCATCCGGTTGCCACTCTTCCTCGATACCATTTAAAGTATCAATGTCCTCTCTTGCAGCTGTTAGTACTAGATCAAATCTTGCCTGGTCCTCTGCAACAGGAATGAATTCCTGAAAAGCACCATAACCCTTCCAATAGAAATCTGACAAGTTCTTACCACTTCGTGGGTTGCTGAGCCACAATAGCCTTGTACGCGCTCGCGCCTCACCTTTTACAATCTTGTTCATTGTTACTGCGCCACTTGACCTTGTTGATGACAGGTCCTTAACGTCGTCTATATCTAAACCAGAGGCTTCGTCGATTATCAACAGTCCTCGGTCATTCATAGGTATTGCACCCCATGTAACTACCCAGGAGCCTCCAAACTGTTGGACACCACCAATAACTCCAGTACGCCGTGCGTTCTCGCCATTGATGTATCCCCCCATGCCTAATGTCTTAACGAATCTCTGAGCCATCTGAGACTTGCCAGTACGTGTATCTCCTATTACCATCGTGTCTAACCAACCTTTGATGATTCCACCAGACCAAGGTATCTCAGTAACACTGCAGTAGGTAAGTATTATAGCTCCAAACAAATCCGCTCTTCCTTCTATACCTAATGCAGGCCTCCACTCCTTGTAATGCCTGTTGAGAAGCTCTCGTGCATCATCACTCTTGTCGGCCAACTCTTGAAAACGTTTCAGCGCTTTATCATCTATAACTGGTTCTGTGCTTGCAACATTCTCCGCACTTCTTATTATGTAAAAATTCTGTTGCGACCTTGGGTCCGTTACTCTGCAAGCTTCGAAGTTGTACTTCAATGTTGCCGATAGACGATAATCGTTGTATAAATATATTCCGTATCTGCTCTCGAATGAGGACTCCTCCAACCCATCAACGAACGAAGCTGACTCTTGAAAAACTAACTTCTGTACGTTGGTGTATTCAACTGGCTCTGCCATTACTGACTTACAGCCAAACATCTTTCTTAGGTAAGTGTCCTGAGCGTTATCCGATGCGTCTACAAACTGTAACATTTGTCTTGCATCAACATCCAAAACCTGCATCTGGTCTAATCCGCCTATTGCCAATGGGCACGGTTTAGTGCACTTTGAATTCCTGCAGACGACCTTTAACTTGGTAGGAACTGTATATATCTTGGGCTCTACTCCTACCACACTCATTCCGTTTAACTTGACCCAAGAATTCAAGTGTTCTGTAAACTCGCTTCGGACTAATGAAACATCCTGTGCAACTTCTTCTTCTTTCTGCTTTTCTAAATCCTCAATCTCGACGATGTATTCATTTACATCTGCATCACCATACTCCTGGTAGTAGTCTACAAAATCCTTCGCTGGTAGTTTTACTACCTGTATAGATTTTGCAACCGCCCTCAATAGTTTGATATAGTTTTTAGTATTCCTCTCGCCAACCGCATCTGTGTCCAGCATTAGGAACACATCCTTGTCTCTGAACAGTCCTATCTCTTCGGTCGGTATAGCACTTCCACCAGTACTCGTAACTGCATTAATGCCCTGCGACCTTGCAGCTATGCAATCCTTTTCACCCTCTACTATGTAGATGACATTGGACTCATCATCGAATGCTTCGTATGGATAGTATCTTCTACTTCCTAAACCATTGATGTTGATACACTTTGCGTTGTTGCTACCTTCGACACGTCGGTGTGGTGGCAAGTACTTGCGTACGTTGACAAAATGGCCTGTGCGTGACTTTATTGGTATCATCACTCTACAGTCATCAAATCCAATATCCAGTGCGTCCATCACTTCGTCTGTGAAACCAAACGAGTATAGAGCATTCAACTCAGTAGGACGTGACCTTAACTCTTTCTTCCACCCATCAACCATCTCCTGTGTTGGGAACGGCCAACGAGCTCTCTTGTTCCAATACTTCAGAGCATATTTTGCTATGTCTATTGGTACATCGAAGTAAGCAGCCACGAACTCCTTTTCTCCACCACCTTTGCCACATCCATGACAATACCACTCTTGTGTTTCAGTGTTTACAGTAAATGATGGAGTTTTCTCTGGGTGTAAAGGACAGCATGCATACATCTGGTCACCAGACGAGTGCTCGTAATTGACAAATTGGTCATAAAGCAAGTTGTCCCCTCCTGTGAGAATAAATTAAGGTCGGCGCTACCCGACCTATCTTTGAGGAACCAGTAACGATTCCTGAGCGAGTCAACTACTGAGGAAGTACCTTTTTGATTCTGTTAACAACTTCTCCCTGGTACAACTCCTGGATGACTTTGGCCTGTAATTCTGCTCCTACTAATTCGGCAACGTCCATTTCAACTATCTCTTCTGTATTTACCCCTATTGCTGTGAAAAACTCTTTCACTTTCCACATTGTGGATGAGATAAGTACATAGTTGTCCCAAAGTTTTCTATTGCCTTCTACGCCTTGAACATCGTATTCAACCTTTAACATTGGGTTGCCATTGCTTGATACGGTTTCTTCCGCTTTTGCTATTACTAAGTTGTACATTCCTTCTTCCAAAGGTTCTCTTGATGGTACTGAACTAAAATCTAAGTTTAACATATTATCCTTCCGAGCATAGGGTCTTATCGTTCCCACTCTCTACCATTTAACGCCTGGTAGGCTAATGTACCCGTTAGGGCCAAAGTCAGGAGCGAGAATCGAACTCGCTTGTCATCCCTGAGGTTACTGGGCGCTTATTCGCTCTACGGTTGACTTTTCCATACCTGACTGTGCACTGAATGATTTTATTCCTCAAGGGGGGTGAGGTTCGCTTATTCCATCAGTGCTTGTTAAGCTGTGAATATCTGTTTTGCTGTAGGGTTAACGAAGTCTGCACACTCACCAAGTCTTGTTTTTGCAGGCCATTTCCCTTTCGACCTTGTAGATGCCATATACTTTCCTGATATATCTGTATACGTATGTACTACTATGTCAAAGTATGTGGGCATCTCTGCTACTAACTTACCGTGTATCGCAGGACCTCCAAATATCTGTCCAGAAATTTCATCCTTACTCATAGTCTCTTGCATTGTAAATATTTGATTAACTTTACAGTCTCGTAACTGTTGAATAGCTAACTTGTTCAAGTCTGTCAACATCCCCCAATGCTGAATCTCTAAGTTCTTCCTAAAGTTTAATCCTACACCTTGACGACCTACATCCTCACGAAGCTGTTTATGCATATACCACTGTATCTCTGACCACGTATCCCATATAATCCAGTCGAATGGTTTGGTTATCGCGTCATCACCTTCCAGCTTGAAGAAACTATTCCACTTCTTAGGGTCATTCGCGTCTACCAGCTTATACGCTGTATCCAAGTCTCTGAATTGGTCGAAGCTGACAGCTGTTATGTTCGGATGATACTTCTGCAAGTCCTTAGCATATATGATGGTCTTAACGCCTTGGTCAATGTCTATAAGTAACACACTTCCAAGCTCACCAACTGTTCCCATTAAATGTGTCTTACCTGTTCCACTCGCACCGTATACCAGGGCAAAGACTCTATCCGAATTGCTCTTGTCTAAGTCTATCACTTTCATATTTTTCTACCTCTTTCCCTAATTATACACCATTTTTCAAAAATGTCAAGATTACTAATACAGAAAATTTGAGTTTATTTTTTTGATGCTACTTTTTTGGGTACCGTTTGTCGAGCCGAATAGCTATACTCGTCATTATAATTATTGCAATGACTATTTCTGCGAACAGAGTACCAAGTACTCCAGCTAAAAAAGGATTGATATACATGCTAATCTACCTTCCTTTCTACCTTCTCTTCGAGGTGGTCTTCTGTGCACTTCTGAAACTCCTCGCTGAACTCTGCGAGCACTTTGGCTTCAGTCAACGTAGAGTACATATATGTCTCACATACACTTTTAAAGGTACACATCTGACAATTAAAGTAGCTTGGATTTGGGACAGCAGGGTCGTTGTTGTTTATACTGTTTCTACACGCTACACAGCTACCAAAGAATCCTTGCATAAAGTTATCCATATCATCATCAGGATAAACACATAGCGTACGTTGATACTTGAAATCTCGAAGTAGCTTCTTAACTTCATTGATGTATATGCCACCCAGCACGTAGTTAGTATTGTGCATAGTATTGTACTTGTCAATATATAACTTCAATGCAAAGGTGTAGACTCTTGGCTGCTCATCCATCCACAGATAAGCTGGGTCCCTAAAGTTCTTCGCTGACTTGTGTTCGAACCCATAAATCTTTCCCTCAGCCTCGTCTAACACGAGCATGTCTATCGAACCCACTACGTGTAAGTCCTCATCTATAATCTCACCATCAGATGTAAATGGCACAAAATCGAAGTGATGCTCAATGTCCAGTACTTTGAATCTCTCCAAGTCACCTGGTATAACGTCTCTCGCGTATCCTGGAATCATTGCCAGTAGAGCAGCATCACTATCCGTATTCATCTCTTTTCTGACCATTCTCATAACTTTAGTGATATCCACACCCAGATAAAGTTGATGAAGTGCTTCGTGCATTATCGTTCCTAAATTAAAGTGTGCTGGTGTTACGTGTGGTCTCAAATGATACCTGTTCCTCGACGACAGCAACCACTGTCGTCTACACGTTCTAAATGTTTTTATCTCCGATACATCTACTCTCATAATATCCTCCTATCTATCGTAGTTATTGTAATATACATATATGTTTCCCGAATCTCCAACCAGTACACACATGTAATTGTACTTCTTGCCATCTTCCTTAATATCTTCCTTAAAGTATAACGTCTTGTCCTCATCAGCCTTCAACTCTGTAACAACTTCTTTGTCGTACTTTCTGTCTGTCCAATAACTCTCCGAACGATATATTGTGTGAACAGTGTACTCACCTGGCTCTACGGTCACATCATTGTCTGCTGTAAGCTGCATTGCGTATGCACTACCTGCCAACAGTATGTCCATCACCACAATTAGTACTACCAATTTCTTCATACTACACCTCCTTCAACAGCTTCCACATCTGGTGATAGGAATCATAATAGTCATCGAAGTCACTCTCCATGTCATCTACAACTCTCACAGCTATCCTCAATCCCTCGATGAGATAGGCTGTCGCTCTTCCCATAGGTGCTCCTGTTATATTAGGAATACGTTTGTCAATCTCATCTTGCAGTTTACGCAATACTGTGCTTTTGTCTAACAAAGAATTCTTCTGCATTATCAAGTCCACTCCGCTGTTAAACTTATCCAACCTACACTGCAACTCGCATCTAAACTCATCAATCTTCAATCTATTCTCAGCATTCGGATGTCTCGCTAAGTACTTAATACAATTCTTAATGTGTGCTTCGTCCATGTCTTTTATGTTCCAAATTACTCCGTTTTTATCCTTCCACTTCATTTGCTCTCCTCCTCCGTAACAATATATTTTGTATCTTCCTCTTCGAACAAAAACGATGTTAAGCAGATAAAAGTTAGTCCTGCTACTTTTGTTTTGTATTCGTATCTGTAGTCGCCTTCTCTTTCGGTTATTGTATATTCTCTCGTTTTAATTATTTCCCTAAAATCGTCTGTATCGTATATTAGGAATTTTTCTTTATCGCCCCCACAATCGACTACGTGTATTATGCCTTGTTCTTCTGCTCTCAACATCGCCACCCTGTAATCTATGGCAGCATCTACTAATTTCTCTGTATTAAACATTTTCTTCCTCCTTGTATTCTCTGTTCCAACAATCTCTACATGCTGTGTGAGTACAGTTAGATTCATGTAAATCTCCATAAATACTAATCACACAAAAGAAGGGGTAACCTTCACTATTAAGCTCTACATTTGGGAATTTCTCCAACAACACACTTAAATAAGTTTTAGGTGGATGTTCCTTCGCCCACTTTTTAACAATCTCGACTGCCTTTTCCGGGTAATTTGATTCATATTCCTCACAATCTAATTCATCACTATTCCCTGCTTCACCTAATGGACATTTAGAGCAATGAGGATAAGTCTCACACATCCTCTTCGTTGTCTTTAAATAATCAGTTGTCCTTAAATAATCAACTGCTTTCATTTGCTCTCCTCCTCTTCATTCCAATAGTTAGATACAATGTCGCTTTGACTCACTTCCGTCTTATCCACTCTGCCTGGTACATATGAGCTCACATCGTGTTGTCTGCCTTCTTGTTTACGAATCTGCTCAGTCACGCAGTCGCCTGCTATGACGTAATTCTCCCTTGCTGCACCGATTGCCAAGTACTCTTGGTACCTCAGGAAGGTCCTTACTTCTTTTAACTTCTTAACATCGTGTGTCATTTTTTCAACCCTTTCTTTTATTATCCTATAAATTTCTAAAAAAGTCAACTGGAATTTATAAGTTACTTTTAATCGTCTGTTGCTACCTCCAAAACTTCTACAGTCGGTAGCTCCGACTCCATTGGCCAGTATCGTGTAGGGTCGTTCTTCCACCTATTCCACTGGTCTTCACTATACTGAAATGCCCATCTTTCTCCATGCAACTCAAACATCTTTTGCCTGGCTGCTTCAAAGGAGGGAGCTACAATTGGTTGACACATACCCTCATTTGGTTGACCACACCCGAATGTAAAATACCATTTACCCATGTCATTAAACCCTCCCCAAGTACTTTCTCTTAGTTGCATCCCCACCTCTGTGATGTCTCTGACTCAAGTTCCACGCTGCTACCGCACGTGTTTTGTTGTAAAGTATCAAGTCCAATTCCCTTAATACTACCGTCATATCCCTATGGACACAAGATTTACTTACTCCGAATATCTTTGCGCATGCTCTCATAGTTGCTCCCGTTCGTATAATATAATCAGCCTCTGCGTAGATTCTATCTATTTGACACGGTTTTAACATCTTCTCTATCCTCCCAGATTATTCCTTGATATCTATTCGTATTATGTTCTTACACTCGTAGACTTTTATATCACTATTAACATCTATTCTCTTACATACTCCACTTCTAATTGCCTCTATTGCTTGGGCTATCTTGTCTGCGTTTTCTTTAAAGTTATCCATACTACCTCCTATAAAATAAATTGTTCGTTGCAATCGTTACACTTGTACTTTTCTGTTCCTATTAACGTCACGTTTGTGCTATCGCACATGATGCACTCTACTGATTTTTTCGAGCAGGTTGATGGAGCTCGCGTAGCGCCCCTTTCGGCGAGATTAGCTAATGTGAAACTTCCTGGTTCCTGATGGTTAAACTCCTTTCTCTGGAACCCAGGAGAGTCCACTACACCCGCTTCAAACAGACACGCTGTACAAGCTCTCGTTAATACCGACAGTCCAGTGTCCTCGTCCCTGTAGCTATCGTACACCATGCAATCTGCTGGTACCCAATAGTTGCATTGTGGGCAGTAGCAGAAGCTTAACCCGCTCACTCCAGCACCTCGAACTTTCTTGCTGTTGTCTGCGATAATCCTGCAGGACCTCGTTTCGTATCCATATACACACCATACAATGGAACTAACTCAGAGTCATCGTCATAATATGCCAGTTCGTCGTCTATATACTCACCGATGCATACTCGCGGATGTCCGTACTTTGTAAAGTAGCCAAGTCCTCCACCAAACATCTGAATAATATCACCCTCGTAAATCTCTTTACCATTCCTGTCTTTAAGTCCTGTGTATTGTCCTACTGTTTCTGAGATAACTTCAAAGCATGGTGATATAAACTTAAGCATTAACTTTTTGTTACTCCAACTTCCATTTGTTACACTTGGTATGATGTAGTAAATAGGCCTTTCCTCATGGGTAAGTTTTAGCAAATTACCATACACCCACTCTCCGTTATCAACTCTCTTGCCTCTAAACTTAATAGCTCTGCTCATTTCGTTTCCTCCTCCCAATCTATTTTTTGTCCGCAAACATCGCAACGTTTTTGATTGCCTGTAATTCTTACATACTCACATATAGGGCAAAAGTAATAAGTCGTTCCAAAAAAATCGGTGTATTGTTTTGGTTTCTTTGGTATCTGTTTTTCAAGTGCCAATATTGCTATCAAATTAGCCTTGTACAAATCTTGATTGTCTTGGTTTTGCAATTCAATAGGTTTAATTTCACCTGTCATTGGGTTAAACTGCATCAACTCATTTTCCATTTTTAACGTTTCTATTGCTTTTTCAATCTTCATCTTCTACCTCCAATCAGTTCTATTCTTTAAGTACTGCTTTTCCTAATTAAGAAGAAGCCCTCGATACTCTTCTGAATTATATTGAAAATGGTTCGCATCGCTTTGAACCTATGTCGTAAAAAATCAATAGACTATCGAGGGCTTTGTGTTTTGGGAGTGGTTAGAGGTGTTGTTCTCTCGTAGCACTCCCGTGCTCTCGTCTGTGCCAGCCTTACCTGGTGGTAGGATTATGCCTGTGCTAAAAGTTCAGCTTTTTGGAATCTCTCATTCATTTCAAGTTCTAAAGAAGCTGGTCCGATTCCCCTCATGTTTAACATGAAGTTGGATATCACTTTGACTTCCTGTGATACTACTTCACCGTCCCTGTTTACGGGAACCAGCACTGTGTGGCTCACTGTTTGGTATACTATCTTGTATACATTGTCGTCCTTCTTCAAGCAGATGAACATGTTTGCATCAGCTTCGAAGTTAGGGAATTTTCTTACTGGAATTTCTTTTCCGTCAACCTCAATCTTCTTGTTGATTCCTGCACCACGACGACTACGTCTTCCGTCCTGTGCTTGGTACTCTACGTCTAACTCTAACGCTTTGTCGATAACGTCTTCGATTGTTTCCAATCCCTTATCGGCATCCAATCTTCTTGCTACGAATCTTTCGATTGCGTCCCAATTGAATACCTTCGCGTCGTAAACTTCACCTTCTTTTGGTTGTTTAGCAACGCTGTACAATCTTGTAGCTGGAAGTCCGAACACACCTGCTATCGCTTTCAGTGTTGGAGTTCCCTTTTTTTCCATGATACTTTCAATTAAGTTTGGCATATCTTCCTCCTAAGATTTAGTTTGTGTATATATCAGTTGCACTTACGTCAACCTCATATCTTAATTATATTATCCTATATATTCGTACAAAGGTAAACAGCTAATTTCAATTTTTATGAAATCTTTCAAACTGATTGCTTAACTAACTCGAGTAGTGCACCGACCTTCTACCTCCTTAAACAATAACTTCGCTCCAGGGGTACTCAACCAAATATCTGTAATCCATTTCTACTACAGCAGTTTTATTTTTGTAGTCTATGCTGTATAGAATACCGGTAACACCATCTGCTATTACTTTAGCCATCAGCATCTCGCTTTGATTTACATAAGCATCGTTCAAAGTACAGATTTCCTTATTTTTACAAGTGTCCATTATCTCCATCCTCCTTAGTTATTTGCAAAGATTATAAACTCATTTCAATGCACCACTCTTGTGCGTCTGCTAAGTTATTAAATACGTCAATTTTACTATGGATATTAATTTTATACTTGTTTTTGCTTGCTTCATCGAATTGTTTTTCTGTGTATAGCATGCAACTGTTTTCTAAAAAACATTCGGGACAATCTTCCTTGTTATTTATTACTACATAATATTTAGCCATATTGTAATCCTCCTTTTTCTTAATTATATCATAAATCCCCAGAAAAGTCAACTGTTATTTTTCAACTATTTTAAATCATTTTGTCAGCTCGAACACCTCCATCTTCTGGAGTCCGAATGCTAACGCGTCGCTGTGATTGTCGAAGTATATATCTATTGTAAGTCCAAACTCATCCGTAACCCATTGTGCAACTCTGTCATCAACTCGATACTCTTTGCCATCGATGCTGACCAACGTCCCTAATGGAATGTCTGTCGATGATGCTACCGAATATCCTGGTATCAATCTTCTCCCTGAAGCTCCGTACACTATTGTGTCCCCATTAGAATCAACGGGTCTATTCAATGCGTATGTACCACAGCAGATTGAGCACGAGCAGTAAGCTGTTATCCTGCGTTCTCCCAATGAAGTGGTTTCGAGGCTCGTTGATGGAGGCTCGCGAAGACACGCTTTTTCTTTTAGCAGCTCCGAAAGGGCTAAATCGGAGTGAGTTGATTGCGTGCTAACGGCTCTTAGGCATTCGGTGTCTGGCGCTGTTGGTTGGTAAACAGAATGGACACAGACCGCTGTTAGGCCAAGTAAGCACAACCACTTCCCCAGTGTCTGGATTTGCTTTGATTCTTGGCTTCCCACTCTTTGGATGTGCCTCGTATTCGAGTCTCGGTGAGTAATTAAGTTTGTTAGGATTCTCATAATTGCCATTCATTCGTAGCTCCCTTCGATTTTCTGCATTCCAGTAACCTGAAATGAGTTGATTAATTAGTGCATTGAACTGTGATGCAGTCGACGTCGGTGACTCTACTAAGAGCCTTATCGACCTGTTAAGTGCTGATTCCCTTCTGAGTACCTCCTCACGAGGCATGGTCAGCTCGAGTCGCTTTTGGTCGGCTTTCATAGTCATCAATCTAAGTTGAATTCGTATTGCGATATCTAATCCACAACGCTCACTGCATACGTAAGTGCAAGTCCCGCAGCAAATTGTTTGTCCTCGTGGACAGACCTTAGCTCTAATCGCAAATCGAGTGTGTGCTGTGTTTCTCAGTGTGTCCAATGCTTCAGCTTCGTTCATGTTATTTGCGAGAAGCTCAACGTAGTAATCTGTCAGTTGCTTCCAAATCGTTGCGTTGGGTTGACTGATTTGGTTTCGCAGCAGCATGTCGAATGTTGACTGTGCGTGCGTTGACTGAGCTTGAGCTGTTGATGGAATTAGCTCGAGTGGCCTGCAGATGCAGAAGTTCTTTTTTGTGTCGCCTGTTTTCATAGTTTGTGTGTCCTCCTTTAATTGGTTAGTATGCGTTTGTAAACTGATAGTGTATCATTCGTTGGATTGTATTAGTCACGTATCCAAATTTACGACTGATAGAATTCCCGTATTTTTGCGTAGTTTTACTGTTAGATACTTAGAAAGTCAAAGTGTATACGATATCAGTTTTCGTTGATACTCTGCGAAAGTTACTACCGTAGTTATAAATAGTTTCACTACATCCAACTACATGTCTCGGGAATCTAAAAATGGGTGAAAAATATCGATACCCTACTAAAAGAGAACTCTTTTTTCCGGTGGAAATCTCAATCCCTTATTCTCCTTTTTTTTCCATATATATTTATACATTATTATACATTATGCTATTAGTTATGCGAGAATTTGGGAACAACCGAGTTATAAACTGATTGTGTATTGGTAGGGTATCGTGTATTAGTCGATGAAAATCGTTGTGAGAGAAATATCGTGAGCATGTAGTTGGATTGTCTGAAACTAATTACAACTCACTATATCCCTCTCATTTGCAATTTGCAATTTGCATGTGCTACCACTTGTGATGAAAGAAGAGTCTATTGATAAACCTGCAAAATCCTACCAATAGAACCCTCACTAAAGCCAAGCGTCAGACTCCTCGTATGAAGCACTCTGAGCAACTTTACAGTCGGAAGTGCCACACAGGTACTTGTTATTACATTCGATGCATTCGGGAAATCCGAATTCATCAACCTCCATCGAATTTTTGTCGTCGTCGTCAACTTCGAATAAGTGCATTGGGACGAACTCCATAGGTTTCTCCCCAAATGTGTCAACCCACTCTTTTTGGGCTGCTGGTGTTAAGTCATTGAAGTACAATTCAAATCGTTTCATTCCTCTTCCTCCTCGTTTTCATCAATCTCTTCAATTTCCTCAATTTCATCGAAGCCTTCGCCACATATAGGGCAGCCATAAAGCGTTTCTCCCCTATCGTAGTAATCCTCCATCAACATTACTGGTTCAGCGAATTCGTGCCCTTCGCCACAGCGATACTTAGCACTCATAGCGAACCCTCCATAACTGCAGTTACTGTCAACAGCAGTGCAAAAAACATCATAAACCCTATAAGTGTATTCATAATCATTTCTCCTTTGTCAACTAACAGCCGAAGGCTGCCGATTACTCGGCAACCTCGGTATCTTCAACGACTCTCGGTTCAAAGACTGGACCGTTGTACAGGAACGTCTGATGACTCCACGCTAATGGCTCAGTAGTATCTTCCAATTGAATCACTATGTGCGTGTCTGTCTTGTATACGATTGTGTATGGCTTGTCATTGTTCCTTCTCAGATATACTTTTGAGCCAACTTCAAATTTGCTCATATCTTTGATTAATGTCGCTTTGCCAGTTTTGCTCTCGTTCAGTGTCTTCCAGTCAACGTCTGGTTCTAAGAATGACTTATTTCTTTTTGTGAACTCATTTGCAAACGCATCCCAATTAATTGCCTCTGGGTCATAAGCTGTACCAGGTATCGGCGCTTTTGACGCTTTCAATACTAAACCATAAGTTACCCCTAACGCTAAACTAAGTTGTCTAATACTAACATTTGGATACGCTTCGAATAATGCTTTCAAATCGTCTCCAGTTTGTGTTTTGGTTGCAGTCGCATCGATTGCAGCTTTTTTCTCATTAATTTTCTTTGACATGTTTTTCTCCTTTTTAATTCGATAGTAGCATTCGAGTAATGATTGAGAATCGACTCGAGTGCCCTTCAAAGCGATTAGCGGATAGTGAATAGCGAATCGCTTTAAAGGAATATCCTTATAATTCATTATCTCATATATTAGTCAAAAAGTCAACTGTTAATTTCAAATATTTCAAATTTTTTTTTTTGAGAGACTTGAGAGACTTAAAGTCTCTCAAATCCAAAGTCCAAATCCAATTCATTTTCAATACATTCATATAGCTCATTCAAATCCTCAAATTCCTCATCAAAGAACCTATTATATTTCTCATCAATCATTTTACTCATTACTAAAGAATAGTTATTGTAATACTTACTATAAAAGATTCCTATGTCTATGTCTTCAATAGTCATTTCAAAACAACAATCTCTAACGTCAACTTTAAATCCATTTTCAACTAAATTCTCAACAACTTTTTTCTTCATTTTCATTTCTCCTTTTTTTTTTACATAGTTATAGATAGATAGATAATTATTAAGTTATCAAAGTTCTACTATATACATCTTACTACATATTAGTTAAAAAGTCAACTATATATTTTTAAAGATTTGAAGACTATTTCTAATCTTCAAATCCAAAGTCCAAATCTAATTCATCTTCAATTAATCTATAAGCATCTTCCAAATTACTAAACATCCAAAATCCACAACTCATTTCATCAACTACTAATATTCTACAATCATCATCAAATTCAAACTTATTCATTAAACAAATTCTACTTCCTTCATTATACTTATTAATCAAATCTCTCATTTCATTTCTATCAAAACTAATACTAAAATATTCATAATTGTATTTTACCACTTTTTTATCAAATCCTAAAAACTCGTCTTTTTCAAATCCATTTTTAATTAAACTCTTAATCATTTCATTTTTCTTCATTTTTATTTCTCCTTTTTAGTTACAATATAATTGTTAAATCGTTTAACTTGTGGGTTAATAATATAACTATCATTGTTTAATATGATATTGTAATTCTGTTTCAAAGCTTCAATTATTTCAAACTCTTTTTTAGCACTATATCTTATTTTATACTGATTTAGTTGTTGTTTAATCATTCCACTATCAATCTCAACTTGTTTATTAAAAAAGTTTATATTATCATCAATATAGTTTTCAAAACCTTCAATTATTTCTTTCATTTTTATTTCTCCTTTTTTTTTTAAAATTAAAGACTTTAGATTCTCTCGAATCCAAAGTCCAAATCTAACTCATTTTCCATTATTTCATACAACATATTTAATCCATCAATATCACAAGTCCAGAATTCTCCAGTTTCTACATTTTTCATACACAATCCATCTTCATTAAAGAAAATTGAAAACTGTTCAAACCTATAGTCATTTTCATCACACTCAAATCCATTATCACACACTAAACTACTAACTATACCAAACACCTTACTAACATCACACTTACTATCATTATTCATCTTCATCTTTAACTCTCCTTATATACTATTTTTCTTTTATCATACTATATAATAGTCTAAAAGTCAACTGTTTTTTAATAAATAAATGAAAAGAATATTTATTCACTTTATGAATAATTATTTATTTGATAGTGTTAGTAGTGTGAATGTGGTTTTATGGGGGGAGAATTACCATAACATACATTCTGAAATTTTTAGGTCGATAGACCAAGTAGGTGAAAAAAAAAAATTCGGGCTAAAAAAAAAA